ATGGACCACCAGCCCTTCTTCTGCGGGAGACCTGTCGTTGTCTGTCGGCGGCTCATGGGTAACCAAGTCGATCCCGACTTCGAACGGGAGCAGGCTGAGTACCTCAAGACACCGACTGCCTTCTGGCTGCGCCCTGATGGGGACTATCTCAGCCCCACTCCATACCGCCCCGTCCATCGACACTATGACGTCCTGACCCACACGACACTGGAGTTTACCTATGCAGACTGAAGCCCGCGCACTGGTCCGCCGTCAGCTTGAGCTGGAGGATGAAAGCCGTGGCCTTGGTGCCACTCGTTATCGTGCTGCCCGCCCGCTGCCGTGGAAGGGTGACGCCTCGTCAGTCTCCGAAGAGACCGCATTGCCTCCGGGGAAGATGCTCCTCAAACAGTGCATCGAACCTGTCGAACAGGCAGTGGCTGAATGGTGTGCCCAGATCGCCAATGGTGGCGCTGGTCGTCGCCATGGTGCCTTCCGGCTCCTCAATGCCTGCCTGCCGGATCAAGTCGCGTACCTCACCGCTCGTGTGGTCATCAACTCGGTCTCTTCAAGGCTCGGGTTGACGGCCACAGCGTTTGCCGTTGCGGCTGCGCTGATCGAACATATCGAGATGGTCCGCCTCAAGGAGACGAACAAGAAGGGCTACCGAGGGTTGACCAAGGTCTCCAAGAAGAAGGCCTCGGACCACAAGTGGAGGCAGGCCCTTAAGAAGATCATGGATGCCGAGGGCACACGCCTTACGGTTCCCCAAGCGGAGCAACTTCAGGTCGGCCTGAAGGCTATCGAATTGATGTGCGACTCGACCGGCCTGTTCGTCATTGAGCAGCCCGCTGGTCGAGGCAACAGCCGCATCGTCCGCGCCACTGAAACCTTGGTCGATTGGCTGGACAAGCAGCATGCCCGCTGCGAACTCCTCGAACCCATTCACATGCCTATGATCGTCCGCCCTCGGCGGTGGCGTACCCCGTTCTGGGGTGGCTACCTCACCAAGAGGCCCGGTCTGCGCCTCGTGAAGCAGTGGCAGAATGCCTATCATTCTGAGCTGCGCCACGTTGACATGCCGCTGGTCTATAAGGCCGTGAACACCATCCAAGAGTCCCCTTGGCGCATCAGCAGTCGCATCCTCGACCTCATGACGCAGGTCTGGGAGGACGGCGGAAACCTCGGTGGCCTTCCGCAGCGCGAGGACGAACCTGTTCCCGCCAAGCCGGAAGACTTTGACGTCAACGACGAGGCCCGCTCGGTCTGGTTCCGCGAGGCCGCGAAGGTCCACGAAGCAAACGCCTTCATGCAGTCCAAGCGGCTGCAGTTGAGCCAGCGCCTCTGGATCGCCAACAAGTTCCGCGACGAGGAAGCCATTTACTTCCCTCACGAGCTGGACTTCCGTGGCCGTGTCTATCCGGTGCCGACTGGCGGCCCCCACCCGCAGGGTGATGACGCTGCCAAGGCGCTGCTGGAGTTCTCCGAGGGCATGCCCATCGGGGAGACTGGCGGAATGTGGTTGACCATCCATGTGGCCAACCTTTTCGGCGTTGATAAGGTCAGCTTCAGCGACCGCATCAAGTGGGTCGCGGAGAACGCTGCGGCCATCATCGACAGCGGCGAGAACCCGCTCGACGGAGGACGCTTCTGGACCACTGCGGATAGCCCGTGGTGCGCTCTGGCTGCCTGCATTGACTACGCAGGGTACTGCCGAGACGGCGCTGCCCACATCAGCCACATCCCTGTGGCTCTGGACGGCTCCAACTCGGGACTTCAGCACTTCTCAGCGATGCTCCGAGACCCTGTCGGCGCCGCTGCGGTGAACCTCCTGCCCAGCGATAAGCCGCAGGACGTTTACATGCAGGTCGCCGTGAAGGCGCAGGCGATTGTCGATGCCACGCCGGTCATCACCATCAAGGTGAAGGGCAAGGATGGCGAGGACAAGGAGATCGAAGTGGCCAACCCGTGGATGAACGGGAAGGTCACCCGCGCTATCGCCAAGCGCCCGACGATGACCTACTGCTACTCGGCCACCCGCTTCGGGATGGTGGACATGATCCATCAGACCCTGCGGGAGATCGACGCAGACAAGGGCCAGCCCCACCTCGGAGGCTTCGACAACTACCAAGCTGCCAGCTACCTGTCCTATGTGGTCTGGGATGCCATCAGTCAGGTCGTGGTCGCTGCCACAGGGGCCATGGGGTGGCTTCGGGAAGTCGCCAAGGTCGCCACGAAGGCCACTGTGCCGGTCTGGTGGACCACTCCCACGGGACTGCCGGTCCTCCAGATGTATACCAACATGGAGGGCAGGGAGATCGACGTCCACATTGGTGGTGCCCGCACCAAGCTGGTCATCAAGACGCCCAGCGCGGAGACCACGCTGAACAGCAACGGTCAGGCCAACGGGATTGCACCTAACTTCGTGCATTCCTTCGACGGCGCGCACCTGCAATCCGTAGCCAATGGATGCAATGATGCGGGTATCAAGTCGATTGCGGTCATCCATGACAGCTTCGGCACCCACGCTGCCCGCACAGGGGAGCTGGCTGACATCCTGCGTCAGACCTTCATCGACCAATACACGCCCAATGTCCTCCAACGCTTCTATGAGGAGATCAGTGAACAGCTACCGGAAGAGTTCGTTGAGCAGCTCCCGCCACCCCCTGCAGAAGGCCTGATGGACCTGCAGGACATGGCCGCTGCCGACTACATGTTTGCCTGATGCCCGCATCATTGCATCTAACGTAACCAGAGGAACCCAGAGCATGACCGAGAATACCCAGACCGTCTTCGCCTTCAACGACGCCACCATCCGCACGGCCCTGATCGACAAGGAGCCGTGGTTCGTGGCGAACGACGTGTGTTACGCCCTCGGACTCAGCATTACCTACGGTGCCCGAAAGCATGTTGAGAAACTGCTCGACACTGAGAAGCGCCTCATCACGATGGGCGAACTTGACCCGGAATTTAAGCCCTGTGCAAGTCATGGGGGTGTCCGTGCCCACACGAAGTTCACGATTGTCAACGAGTCCGGCCTCTACAAGCTCATCATGCGGTCGGACAAGAAGGAGGCCTTGGAGTTCCAGCACTGGATTGCTTCGGAAGTCCTGCCGAGCATTCGGAAGACCGGCAAGTATGCGCTGGCCGACCACGGGCGAACCGAGATGCCCCTGCCTGCGGACTTCGCGGCAGCCTTCGCCAAGATCACCGAGCTTCTGGCGCAGAGCAACGAGTCCCTGCAGGCAACCAATCGTGAAGTCGCGCTCCAGCGCAAGGAGATCGCGGACCTTAACGAACTGCTGGCCGTGGCCGCCGAACAGATGAAGCCTGAAGAGTTCATCACTGCCCGTGGGGCGCTGGCTCAGGGCCTGACGCCTAAGCTCTCGTCCAGCGAGATCGGGAAGAGGATGAATGCTTTCTGCCACCGCCACGGTCTCGGCATGGGGACTATCCCCAGTCGGAGTTATGGGCACATCACCACCTACCCAGCCTCGGCCTTCCGGCGCTGCTTCGAGGCCTGAGAGGCCTCCCGACCAAAAGCGTCGAATAAATCGAGGCTATAGGAAGACGAACACATTTTCGATTGGAGACATCATGATCGGTAACATCCGCATCCTCGGTGCAGAAGGGTTCGGCGGGATGGCCTTGACCGCTGCCGTCCCTCGCATGGAGGTCAGCTTCGCTGGTCCCACGCTCAACGTGGCCCTGCGTAGCCCCTTTGAGTGCTACCCGCACGGCCTGCGCGAACCTTCGGACTCCCGCCGTCTCTTCGGCTCGGCCCTTCGTGAAGCTGCCCGCGACGTCTCGCGTGAAGTTGAAGGCCGGATCACCCGCTACCTGCGGGAAATGGGGCACCTCCTGTGAACCTGCTGAAAGCCATCGGGGACGGGGTCAAGATCGCCAGCACAGTCGCTGGCCTTCGTGAGCCTGCCTTCCGAATCTGCGACCGCATGCAAGACATCCACCCCTCGGACCAAGTCCGGGCCTTGTTCCTTGCCGCTGCGGTGACCGCCGAAGCGGTGGGCGTCGATCCTCATGACGAGATCGAACGTGCCCGCCGCATGTGCGCTCAGGCCGAAGGCCCCCACACTTACCATGTCCAAGCCATCCGCGACTATGCGGCTGAAGAAATCGTTCGAAAGGATCGCAATGAAGTTCCCTAAGCTTCGCCTCATCTTTGAGCGCCACCGCTATAAGCACCCGATCAAGGCCCGCATCTCGTTCGACCGCACGAGCTATAACGTAGCCGAAGGTCGCCGCACGGTCTTCTCGATCTACGTCCAGTTCCCTCTGACGGACTATGTCGCCTCCCTGCAGGTGACCCGCTGATGCCCCGCGCCATTGAGGCGCTGCTGCGCCAAGCCGCCCGCGAAGTGAAGGCCCTCGGGTTCACCTTCGCGGACACCGAGGCCAAGCTGGCCGCTGAAGGCTACGAACTGTCCGCCCTTGAGGAGGACGTTGAGTCCATCCTCGCCGCCCAATAACCGCAACATTCCATCTACCGGATCAACACATGGCATTGAAAAAGACCCTTATCACCCCTCGCGCCGCCGCTGTCTGGCCCCACCTGAATGGCCCTGACACCAAGTGGAAAGCCGAGGGCCAGTACCACAGCAAGCTGCGCTTCGAAGTGGATGACCCCAAGTGGCTGGAGCTGAAGAGCAAGCTGGAAGCCATCCGCGACGCCAAGTATCAGGAAGAATATGATGCTCTGGTCGCGGCCAAGAAGAAGGCCCGCGCTGACCAGCTCAAGAAGGTGGAAGTCGGCAACATCGAAGTCGATGAAGACAGCGGTGAAGAGACCGGCTTCGTGACCATCAAGGTCGCCGCCACTGCATCGGGCGTGACCAAGGCTGGCAAGTCGTGGCGTCGTTCGGTGCCGATCTTCAACAGCCAACGCAAGGAACTGAAGAACCCGCCGCGCATCAGCGGTGGCTCGATCCTGCGCTGTGAAGTCGAGCCGTTCGCCTACCTGTCCGAGAAGGACAAGGAGATCGGCGTGTCGCTGCGTCTGGAGTCCGTCCAGATTATTTCGCTGGTTTCCGGCGGTGCCCGTTCGGCTGACGAGCGTGGCTTCGAAGAGGAAGATGGCGACGACATCGAAGATGAAGCCGCAACCGGCGCAGCCGAAGGTGGCGACGACGCTGACGGGGACGATGACCTCTAAGCACGAGATCACGTTCTTCCTGCCCTTTGCTCCTATCCCTAGCCCGCGCCCCCAAGCGCGGGTTATCGGGAAGTTCGCCAGTTTCTACATGCCCAAGGCATACATGGACTGGAAGAGGGCCGTTGCCGATTACGTGTACCAACAAGTCCAGCACACCCCGAGTGAACTGCTGGAAGCGCCGGTCGAAGTGACCGCAGAATACATCGTCACCCCGCCGAAGACGACCAAACTGTCCTTCCCCAAGCCTGACCTTGATAACTACGAGAAGTCCTTGCTCGACGCCCTGTCGATGGCAACGACTATCTGGAAGGACGACACACAGGTCCATCAGATGCTGTCATCGAAACGATGGGCAGCCGAAGGCGAAGAGACAGGCATGTCGGTTCGGCTTATCTTCGGAAGATAAGAAACCATGCCCGCATTTACCCCGATCAAGTCGGTGGACTACCTCGTGGTCCACTGTTCTGCTACGCCTGCCACCCGCGACATCGGTCGCAAAGAGCTGGACATCATGCACCGCCAGCGCGGTTTCATGGGTATCGGCTATCATTACGTGATCCGCCGCAGCGGTGTGGTGGAGAAGGGCCGTCCCGATAACCAGCCCGGTGCCCATGTCGAAGGCTTCAACAGCCGGTCGCTGGGCATCTGCATGGTGGGCGGCACCAAGCCTGACGGCAAGACCGCCGAGTGCAACTTCACGCCGGAACAATACGCCGCCCTTCGGACCCTGCTGGGCACCCTGAGTGAGGCTCATCCGAAGGTGGAAGTGGTCGGCCATCGTGACCTCAGCCCCGACAAGAACAAGGACAAGGTCATCAGCCCGAACGAATGGCTGAAGGAATGCCCCACGTTCGACGCCCCCTCGTGGTGGGCTGGCTACCAAGTCGTCCACCAAGCTCACGCCTAATACCCGCAACAATCCATTAGACGCTTCAGCACAGAGAAAGAGAACCCATGACCTTCAAGAAGAACGACATCGTCCGCTGCATTGACGACGGCGGCAGCCGCCACCTGACCAAGGGTCGCCTGTATGTTGTGGCCAAGGACTCCAGCGGGGGCTGGCTGAGACTCAAGGAAGACAACCGCGCTGCTGGCACGGAGCGGAAGTGGTACGCCTATCGCTTCGAGAAGGCGCAGCCGGTCCCTGCTCGTGACCTGCGCAGTGGCGATACGGTCGTCCGTATTGACGCTGAAGGCGGCGGTGACAGCGTGACGGTGGGCGACATCGCTACGGTTGATTACGTGGAACGGGCCTACGGTGATAACCTTGTTACCTTCACCACGCGCTCGGGCGCAACGCACAACCTGTACGACTACCGCTTCGCCCTGCTGCATCGTCCCGAGGCCACGCAAGCTGCCCCTGCGCCGACTCCGGTGCCGCCCGCCGGTCCCTCCAAGATCGACCTGAAGTCCCTGAAGGCTGGCGACAAGATCACCGCTACGGTGACGATGGTGGTCAAGAACCCTGTGGACTTCGAGGGTGACGTTGAGGTCTTCTTGGCAGGCGATCCGGCAGGTACTGGATACTCGTTCTACCTGACCGAAAAGCAGGACCTGCAGGGTACCGTGGAGAAGGCCAAGCCTCCCATCAAGGTGGGCGACAAGGTCATGCTGAAGGGCGGCTCGTGGGCCTACACCGTGCTGTGCCTTGATACAGGTAAAGCGTGGCTCAAGGACTCCCGAGGGGACTGCATGACCTACTTGGTCAGCAACCTCGAACACGCAGACTAACCACCTAGGGGGACTTCGGTCCCCCTTTCTGCATCCCCAACACAACCAGAGGAAACCAGCATGGCTCGTAAGAAGAAGCCTGAGATCGTCATCTCGCATCTGTTGCACTTGGGTCGGATCACCGACGCCACCGCCCGCGCCGCCTATGGCGCATTCAGTCTGGCCCACGCCATCTGGCAGTTGCGCAACCGCTACAGCCATCTCGTTCCCCCCGGCAAGCTCATCCGCACGGTCCTCCGCGAGGACGTCATGGGCAATGTGTTCGCTGAGTACCGCCTCGTGGACGCCGCACCGGCCTTCCTGAACGCCGCCAACACCAACACCACCGCTTTCTCGGAGAACCGTCAGTATGCTGCTTAATCTTCCCTTCGAAACCTCCATGCGCGTTGCCTTCCAGCAGACCAAGGGTGACCCGAAGTCGCCGCTGGGTCGCCTGATCGTCAACAAGATGCGGGCCGGTGTCGGCATCCGCTGGCCCCGTCGCCCCAAGAAGTGACCCGAGAGGACCACGAGGGGTCCACCTGCATAGCAAAAGAACCGTGTCCGTCCTGTGGCTCCCGAGACAACCTCGGGCGCTACTCCGATGGGCACGGTTTTTGTTTCGGGTGTCACTATTACGAACACGGGGACGGCACTTACACCGCCCCTGAGCCGAAGGAGCGCCGCATGACGGAACTGCTTACCGGCGAAGTACGGCCCATCGCAAACCGTAGCCTGACCGCAGATACCTGTGAGAAGTACGGCTACAAGATCGGCCAGTATCGTGGGCGCGCTGCCCACATCGCCCCCTATTACGACGACGACACCGGCATGGTGTGCGCCCAGAAGGTGCGGTTCAAGCAGGAGGGCAAGAAGGCTTTCACTTGGACCGGCGAACCTAAGCGGGCAGGCCTCTTTGGTCAGCGCCTCTGCCGCTCTGGCGGTAAGATGCTGGTCATCACCGAAGGCGAGATCGACGCCATGTCTGTGGCCCAAGCGATGGGCCTACGGTGGCCTGCGGTTTCCATTCCGAACGGCGCATCGAACGCCAAGAAGGACCTCGCCAAACACATGGCATGGCTCGACAGCTTTGAGACTGTCGTGATTTGCTTCGACATGGATGAGGTGGGCCAGACCGCTGCCCGCGAGGTGGCCGCTATGTTCACCCCCGGCAAGATTAAGATTGCCAGCCTGCCCCTGAAGGACGCCAGCGACATGCTGACGGCCAACCGTTCTGCCGAGCTGGTGGACGCGATCTGGGGTGCCCGCATCTGGCGTCCTGATGGCGTCCGCACCGTGGCGGACCTGCGCCAAGATGCAATGAAGCCCACCGAGTATGGCCTGCCGTGGCCGTGGGCGGACCTCACCCTCAAGACCTATGGCATCCAGCGCCGCTATGCCTATGGCTGGGGTGCCGGTGTTGGCTCTGGCAAGACCACGCTGATGCGCCAGCTCATGCTGACCACCATGCGTCCTGACCTGCTGGAAGACCACAGCCACATCATCGACGGCTACGGGAAACCTTTGGAACGACCGGCTCCCCGCAAGGTGGGCGCGGTGCTGTTCGAAGAGAACCCCGGCAAGACCCTGCGGTACCTCGCTGGGATGTCGCTCAAGCTACGGCTTAACGACCCTACCGTGGAGGTCACCGAGGAGGCCTTGAGCGCGGCTATCGACAGCTTCGACGGCCTGTTCTTCCCCATCGACTGCTACGGCGCAAAGGACTGGGAAGCGATCCGCTCCTACATCCTCTACCTCGTGCTGTCGGAAGGCGTGAAGGACGTCTTCCTCGATCCGCTGACCGCTCTGGTTGCCGGTGAAGAGGACGAGCGTCGTGCCCTCGACACCATCATGGCCGACATATCGGGCATGGTCGAAGCGCATGACTTCACGCTGCACTTTGTGAGCCACCTCACGACCCCTGCCGGTACCCCTCACGAAGAGGGTGGCCGCATCTTCGAGAAGCACTTCACCGGCAGCCGCGCCATCGCACGATGGAGCCACTGCATGATCGGCCTCGAACGGAACAAGCAGGAGAACGAGGACCCCACGAAGCTCCGCTTCCTGAAGTACCGAGACCACGGGGACCGTGTCGGCATCCTGCTGGGTCTCAAGTTCAACACCACCACCGGCCTCATGGAACCCTGTCCTCTGGACGAGGACGGAGGCTGCCCATTCGATAAGGAGCAAGACAACAATGCCGACCTCTAAGAAACCCGGATGGGCCTGTGGACATGACTGCCGGGACCCTGAGTGTGACGGCTGCAAGGTCGTGGACCACTCGCTGGCCTTCCCGAAGCCTGCCTGTAAGTGGGTGAGCGGCTGCCCCCAGCCGTCCAAGTGTAGGGGCTACAGTCACTGCCGCAGCCTCGATCCACACGGCCCCCGAGAGGCTCCTACCATCGGCCACAACGGCGGTCCCCCTATCGTGGACTGCGGTGGCCTGATGTGCCACACCCCCGGCTGCGAGACCTGCTTTCGGAAGCCTCCGGTGGAGAAGGCACATGCGTTCGGCTCCTGCTCTGGGACAGCGCTTCAGGAGCCTGCCCCCGCGAACCCCAAAGCTGCCTTCGGTGCCGCCAAGCCCAGCCTAGCGTTGGTCCCCGGCGCTGCCATGGTGGAGATGGCCGGGGTCTTCGAGCTGGGCGCAAAGAAGTACGGCCCGTTCAACTGGCGGGAGACCAAGGTGGAGGCGATGACATACGTCAACGCTACCCTGCGCCACCTCCTGTCATGGCTGGATGGCGAGGACACCGACCCTGAAAGCAGCAAGAGCCACCTCGGTCACGCCATGGCCAGCCTCGGCATCGTGATCGACGCCATGCACACCAACCAACTGATCGACAACCGGCCCACCCAAGGCGCGACGGCGCGTCTGATCGTGACCAACACCAAGTCCATCTAATGGCGCGCTTCCAGCCTTCCCCAGAGGAGACTGAGAAGCGTAACCGGATCAGGCTGTCTGTCTTCGCCTATGCCTATGAGGTGCATGACGTCAGCCTGATCTCGGATGCCGACTTCGACACGCTGTCGCTCCGCATCGATCCTACCGTCAAGACCGGCCACGCCGTGCTGGACGAGTTCTTCGCCACGCAGTTCGACCCTTCGACCGGCATGTGGGTGCTTCAGCATCCCGATCAGGCTGGGCTTGAGAAAGCCTGTTCGGCGTCAGCACCTATGGCCCAGAAAAGGGGTTGCGGATAA